GAACTAGAAAATACTAAATTGGAACCACTTGTTCCGCCACCATTCACAGAACCATATGAAATAGAGAACAACATTTGTGGATTAGTGACACTATCATTGTAAACATTAGTATAATATAATCCATTTAAAACATCATAAATACCATTTGAACCTGTTAATTTTGTTTGAGCGCTTGATGTTTGAAAAAAAGATTGTGAAATCTTTATATCTCCACCTGGAAAGTATCCACTGGATACTCCTGTAGTTTTTCCAGAAATTATATCGGTAGATTCAAATGGTTGATAAATTTTAAAATTTGCCATAATTTTATTCAACGGTTACAGTTACAGGTATACTTACTCCCCCACCACTTTCATTTCCTATAATAGTAAGTGTAGTCGTGGTAGTTTGTTGCAGTTTTGAAGAAGGTGTAAAAGCAAATTCCAAACCAACCAATGCTTGTGAATTTTCCGAAGAGGTATCACCCGCAAAACCAGTCACAGTTCCTACCGCAGTGGTCACTGGAGATTCAATTGTAACAATTAACGTTCCCACTTTAGAATTTCCTAATATTGCGGTATATCCACCATTTGCGTTATAATTTGATGGTGTGGTTGATGGAGTTATTACAATACGGCCGTTGTATGTAGAAACTATATTAATTGAAGATTGAGCAATTGTAACAGTTGGAATAAAAGTAGTTCCCTGATCTAAAGTAACTAATTTATATTTCATGACCTGAGTTTCGTCTACACTTGGTTCAAATATAGGAGTATTTATTAAAGCAATCTCCTTTAAATCTTCTGAATCCGCATTTTCATTATAAAGGCCATAATTTATTTCGTCATCAGCAAGAGCAAATGATGTTATTTTTAAACTTCCGTTTTTAGCCAGAAGTTCTCTGCCTTTTTTTGTTAAAACTGCGTCAACTACAATGGATTTATTGTCTAAGTATGCCATATTTCATTTAATAAATAGTTTAAATTTTTATTTTTTATTGTTTTTTATTCATAATCCCCGTCCACCAAATAACACATTTGGTTGGAAATCGTCTGGAATTCTATATTTAGTATATTCCTTTAAAATTTCGGACGTTTGTGCGTCAATCAATTTAGACTTTGACATGTTTATTTCACCACTTGATATATATAAGACAACATTGTTAAATCTCTTTTTGTTTTCTATATCTACCAATGGACCACTGTATGGAGTTGCAAATCTTGGGAGTTTTCTTAAATTTCCATACCAAGGTAAAATTGGTAATTTAGATACCGACGATGTGACATAATTTCCTGCCAATGCTTGGCCCGTATCAACTGTAATTATTGGTTCTCTATCTTCATCTCCTGGTTCGTTGATTGTAGTAAATCTATTTTGTCTTCCTTTTCCAAAGTAATTTGGTGGAAAATTCACATCGCCGAGACTTCCCGTAACGTAATATATTTCTTTTCTCAAAGATAGGTTTTTTCTACTTATGTGAGGAAAATTTCTTAAATCGTTTAATTTACTCAAATCTGAAGAAGTTGTAAACGAACTGCCGCTATTGACCAACATTAAAGAAGTAAAATCTTTTGTTAAATTTGAAGAGGTGACATTATTAGAAGAATAACTTAATGTTTTTTTGTTTATTTTTTCGTAGGCAATAAATTTTTTCCCCGCAATATCTACAAATCCACCCACATCCACAAATATACTATTCATATATTTGTCAGGAACATCGTTTATACTTTCAAAATTTTTAAATGAATAATCGTTAAAAGATAAATTTATATCGGATAATCCCACATCAATTATAGAATTTGTGACGTGTGTAATAATAGAACTATCTACATCACCTAATATATTGGAAAGATTTATACTGGATGTAAAAACTTGCAAACTGGTTATATTGACCGGTTTTTCTTCAATACGATTTCTTTCCAAAATCGTAGGTTCTATTAATATACCTCTATAAACTTTATTTCTCGCTGGCAACAAATTTTTAAGAGTATCAAATATACTTCCATCTACATATGTCTTATAAATCGTAAACAATTCATTAAACAAAATTTTATTTACATAATTTTGTCCATAATAATTCTCTCTTAATTTTTCAAGACCCAAATACTTTCTACCAAATCTCTCTCTTGGATCGGAAATCGAAGAAGCTATTTCATAATCTCCAAAAAAATCTAATATAGATTTATTTCGTTCATGAACAGGTGATAAAAATACGCCGATTTTATTTGTATCAACGTAATATTCAGATTCACCTTTATAGGTCTGTGATTTTAATGGAGAAAGAGATTGATCGTAAGTGTATCTTGCACTTTTATTTATCTTATTGTTCTCAAATCTACTTGGGCCTGTTTCTCCTGTAAAATATTCATTTGTAATATTAAATTCTTTTGTTTGATGTGGAAACACAGAATAAGATTCACTCACACAACTCGAAGTGTTAAAGTAATCATAATAATTACTTCCAGATATATTATATAATTTGGCATATATGTCATTATATCTTGGATTTGCATTATTCACCGTATATCCACTATCTATAGAAGAACTATAAACAATATCCACAGGTATTCCTAAATTAAATCTAAATAAAATGTCTTCATAACTCGACGATGGTTGTCCTTGATAATACGAATTAAAGTTTTTACATTTTAGATAAAAATTATTATCTGAAAGCGTCGTTTTTTGAAATACGATTTTATCTAAACAACCATAAAATTTACTTACGGTGTAATTTTTTAAATCTGTAAAATTTAAAAAATCAGAAAAATCACTCTCAGAAACTAAATCTGAGAGAATACTTCCAGAATCTTCTTGAAGAACGAGTCCCCTCTGTGAAATTGGCACATTTGCAAGTTCAGATATTAAATCTAAAGTGCTCTCATAATTTCCGAAAACAACATATGGACCTAAATTTTCAAACGATTCATTAAATGATCCTGTTAAGTAAAAATTAAATTTTTTGTCTACAGGATCAATACAAAATTCATTTTGATGTATTACTATATCATATTGAGCAGGTAATAAATTTTCATCTACTACCGATTCAAATTTTTCTGAAATTGGGTTTTTTCTTAACAAAATACTCATCACCTCTCCGTTGAACATATAAAACGGAGAAGTCACATAAAAACTTGTAGATGCACCACTTTTTATTATAAAATATAAACTGCCCAATTTTTCGGTGAATTTTATAAATCCCAAAGAATAAATTGGTTCTCCCAAGCTACTAAAAGTACCATGAATTGGAACAATTATTCTATTTAAATTTTTATATTTTTCCCTATCAATATAAAGTTTAAAATCTAAAGATTTATAAGGTTGTAAGTTGTTTATCTCTATTCTCTCATCTTCTCCACCAACAAACTCTAACAAATATTCTTTTTCTTCCACCAAATATGAAGAACTTATTTCGCTTTTTGTATAACCTCCTCCAAATTCTTTTACCAAAATCATGTTATTTGGTATTCCGTAGATTGAAAATATTTGTCTGAGACACTCTTCGGTTCCTTTGGTTTTATAAATTGAAGGCAGATTATTTAGTATTCTTTTCCATATTGTTTTAGTTTTTTTATCTAAAGATATAGAATTCTTTAAGCTAGTCTTTTGGGAACTGTCTAAATAAGACTCTTCAAGAGTCGCATCTTCTAAAATTCCACTTAAACTCGGTGGTGTAGAAAATCCAAAACTGGAAAGAATATGATTTATAATATCAGAAGAAATTCCCTGAGAATAATCTTCGCCGATCCTTTTGTAAATTCCTATTGCTGACACATATAAATAAATGTTGTCAAAATGATGACCTATCATACTCAAAAACTTTAAGTATTCATCATTATTTTCATCCAAGTAAACATACTCAGGAGTATTATTTATGAGAGCATCTCTATTATTTTTATCATATTCAGTTGAATCATCTAATAATTGATTTACAAAATCAGAAGAGGATGTATTAGATGTAGACTCTGTAAATTTTTTTAATGTAGAATTATATATGAATTTATTAGTATTATACAGATATGATTCATATCCATCGAAACTAGAATATATTTCATCTATTTGTTTTTTATTGTTTTCTATTTTTTTATAAACATTAAGTTTGTCATTGACCGATGAACCACTTGGATCGAAATCTATTAATTCTTGATTTTCCTCATTTAATAAAGTTATATTTTTTATTTTATTTTGGAAAATTTTAATACGTAAATTTGCTGAAGAAAATACTATAAAATTATTAAAATCGGTATAATCTACATTTAAGTTTTTGAAATTTTTTACTGTCTTAATCTTATTATTATCTTCTCTATCTATACTTAACTGATTAGAATTATAATACTTAGAACCCATAGTTCTATTCGATGGTTCATTTATATCTATAGAAAAATTAGGACGGGTAAGCTTTATAGTTGTCTTAATCGGTTCTGTCTCAAAATTAATTATTTGGAAAAATGGAGAGTAAGAATTGTTTGAAATTTCACAAAAGTCTCCAACACTGTAGTTATTTGGAATGGGATCTTTTAACTTCACCCAAAATTCATCATTTTGAATTTTTGAATTCAAAATGAAAAACAATTCGTTTTCTTTAAATTTTACTACATTTTTTAAAGGAGCTTTAAATTTTGATAAAAATTCCCTTTCAACTGTATTTATTACATTAGTCAAAAATTCAGACATAACTCCTGATGTATATCTCAGAGAATCAATATACTGTTGACGTGATTGATTTGAAACGTTTGCGTTTGGATTAAAAAACAATAATCTTTTATTGCAAGCAAAATTATTAATATCAAAAAATGTTCTTCTTACATAATCAAATGTATTTATAAACTCATAATTAAATTTAAAATAGTTTAATATATAATCTTTTATTCCTAGTAATTTTATTTGTTTTTTTAAATTAGCGTCATAATAATTTTCACCATAGTAGATTGAATTTAATATTCCCATAACGCCATCATCATCTACCAGAGAGAATAAAGATTTTAGAGAATTTATTTCAGTTTTGTAGTTATTTTTTGTTTTTGAAAAAATATCTCCTATACTAAATGAATTTATGTAATATTCAAATTCTGAATATAACCTCTTACTTATAAAACTTTTATCTTCTAAAGACAAAAATTCGGTATTTAATTTAAATGTTTTATTGTCTACATTTCCTTCAAATTGTATACTAGCCCCACTATCCTTAAAATTTTTGTTATATACAAACAATGTATCAGGAACTTCTTCGGTGGTATCCAAAATAATTTGTTTTGAAGATTGTTTATATAAAATGTTTGTAACATAATCTACCCCACCATTAAATTTTCCATCTCTTGTTTTACTAAATCTAACTATATTTATGTCCTGATTGGTAAAATTTAAGTTATAAACAGTTCCTGATTTTATTTTTATTTCACGTTTGCCATTAAGTAATATTTGATTTCCATCAAAAGTAACCGATACGTCGTTTACTACATCCTCATCCGAAAAATTTTTTATAAATTTTATTTCTTTTCTAGAATTACTTATCTCCTTTATAATCAATGGATTTTTTTGAGAAAAAATCGGAGACGATGGTGTAATAGATAAATAAAAATTATTACTTGTTATTGATTGCGATGTGACAACATCTTCTATTGAAATCAAAAGATTTTTATCTAAATCTTGAATTAAATTTGATTTAATAGGAAAATAATAATCGGTAAATATATTATTATCAATATCCTCATATCTATAATATACTTTTAAATTGGAAGAAGATCCTGTTATTTCTCCTGACGAAATTAACTGATTTTGAGAATCATAAATTCCCACTGAAATCAAGTCCATATCCTGTTCTCCAAAGAAATATTCTTTGGAAGAACTTAAAGATAACAATTCCGTCTCTTTAACAGATAAAAAACTTACTTGATTAATATTCTCAACAGATTGTGTAATAATACTCAACATATTAATAACTATTAAATTGTTTAAATATTTACGGTATTATTGTTGAGATTTTAAAGTATATGGAAATTCATCATTAAACTCAGAAGGATCAGTTCCTTCTCCATTTGAAATTCTCAACTGAATTATAACATCTTTTATCGCCATTTTTTGTGCATCATTTACATCTTTTTCGTCTAAAGATTGGTTTGCAACTTCCAGTTGGTTTTGTAAATCCACAACCTGATTCTCTAAATTAACAATTTTTTCATTTTGACCGTCTGAAATTGTCTGCGACGTGGTGTCTTGATTATTAATAACAAATTCTTCAAATTCCGTCGGAAATAATTTTAATAATTTTTTATTGTCATATTCTAAACTTTTTACATTTACTTTTAAAAATTGTTGATTTAATTGAGAAGAATTAGATTTAAAAAATAAATTTCCTGCGGAATTGAAACTGTATATATAATCTAATACACCGTTTCTAAACTTTTGAATATCTTCTCCGAATTTGTTTATATCAGCCATATTATCTTACAATTTTAAATACATCACCATTATCAAATATTTGAATAGACCCATCAGAAAGTTCGGTCTTTATTAATATTCTATAATATCTCTCTTGTGGAAGTCCGGTAGTATCTAAATAAAAATAATTACCATACTCATCACAACTTAATTTTGTATAAACATCAAAATCGATGATTGATTCTTCGCTTTCATTGTCTTTTATAGAATAAAAACTAGATGTTGGTAGATATTTTGGAGTCAAATATGATGTTTGGAAAGACGTAAACTGTTTTTTTGGATTTTGTTCACGAGCAAAAACAGTAAATTTTACTTTTGATCCACTTTTATATTCTTTTTTCATTCCTTTTATTGAAATAGAAACCCCCAAGCTAGATGTTATTGGAGATAAACTACCCGTATTAAATGTAAAATCTGACCATTGAACATCTATATACGGTGAATATATTGTATTTGTTTCTCTACTAAAAAACTTTAAATTACTAGTAGCATTTGGGTTTAATTCGTCTGAAGTTAAAATTATAAGTCCTTCATTTGGTATACACCCACATATCCAAGCTTGACACAATTTTGTTATGTCTAATTGAATATCAGATGTAGAATAGTTAAACGATTGAGTACAAATGTAACTAGCTCCAGAAATATCTGAACAAAAACTTTGTGAAGCATTATTAGACGTGCTTACAGGAGCAGAATAATACCACGTTCCGCCGCCTTTAGTAAATGATGCCGTAGAGACATAATCCAAATAATTGACTCCTGAAATATTTGCATCCATATCAATATTTGGATACCATACACTTGAGGTATCGGGATATTTTCTATATTTCCAATTTACTCCCGAGGTTCCTCCGCCGGCGGCAAAAATACCTATTCCCATATCCCAACTTTGACTTACAGGAAATGCATAAATTTTATAATCCAATGGAACCTCAGTAGATTCTATCGTTTTTAAATTTAAAATAAATTTTGGGTCAAATATATCACCGGTAGAAATAGATGCACTTATAGAACTCAAATCAAATTTTAGTATAGAACGCTTTAAAAAGGATTTATAGTTTGTTAAATATCTATTTACAGTTTCATAATAAGTTCCTGAAATATATCCTGTAAGAATTCCTGAAAAGTTAACTAAACTTCCAGTATAACCACACGCAGAACCAGTAAAAGAACCTGATAAAGTTCCTGAAACACAGGAACTTCCTGTGACCCCCACAAAACTATCTACTGTAAAAGTTAATGCCATATCTATAAGTATAAAATTTTAAGTAAAATAATAGAAATCTTCTGGAGTAGAAATATAAGTGGGATTATCGAGGTCATCTGTAACAACGTTTTCATAGTCATCTATTATAGATACCGGTTCACAAATTCCTCCTGGTTGACCAATTGATATGCAATTTATTATACCTGATACTGATCCAGAAGAACAATAAATACTTCCTGTAAAAGTTCCTGTAAAATTTATCAAATTTTCAGAAATTAATTGATTTGAAGACGTTATTAAATTTAAAATAGAATCTTCATAATTAAAATCTAATTTATTTACTGTCCCAACTTCTAAAAAATTATCTAATGCGAAATTTTTATTAAACAAGACTTCATCGTTTAATATGTAAGTATCTTTTTTACAAAAAATAAAATGATGCATATAATTAACAAGAGCCTGTATCTTCCACATACATACCACTACCAGATAAACTTCCAGATACATTACCTGAACCTGTCATTGATCCTGTAATATATCCATAAAAGTTTAATACAGATAATCCTATTCTCTCCCTAGTAGAAGATATTTCCGCCGATGAAGTGTATACAAACGTTCTGGTATATCTATTTGTAGACTCAACTTCTAAAATCTCATCTCGACCAAAGTTTTTTAAAATATAATCTTGGTCATTCCAAATAAAAGAATCTGAAGAACAGTATATAAATTTATGCATTATAATACCCTTCCTTTAATATCTATGTTTGGATTTTTAACTTCAAAAATGGCAGGATCTATAGGAGGATATATTATTTTATTTTTAGTGGCCGACGGTATATCGTATTCACAAATTGAATATCCACTATCAGTAATATTGATAACTTCTAGATTTGCTACAGATTGTACACCTTCTATTTTTGCGATTTCTAATTCTAATTGATTTATATTAATAGGTTGAGAAATTTGCCACAAATCAATATTGAAAAAATTCTTAATGGTTTCTACACAATTATTTAATACTTCTTTTTTATTATAATTGGAATATGTCAATATTGTAAAATTTATTCCAATGTTTACTATAAATGCATCTATTATATTTACCCTATCAGATAACATTCTATATTTAGATAAATAATTTCTGAGATTATAAGATAATGCCTCATTTATAGTTTTTAATTTCTTATTATCATCATACGTTAAGACATATAAATTTACCGCATTTGGATTTATACCATCCAAATTAATTTTTCTAAAATTTTGATTTTGTTCATCTACGATAATATTATTATTTTCATCTATTAATCCTGGAATATAAGATGTGTTGTTAGTATATAAATCGTTTTCGGTTGTAACATAAGCTTTAGCTATTCTTCCATATTCAGATGGCATACTAAAAACTCTAGCAATATAGTCATCTTTAGTAACTATTCTATCTTGAGCAGCAAAATTAGCCATAGCATTTTGTTTTATTTCAACGATAGTTTCCGGACCAGATCCACCTGTGGCTGAAATAGGATTTTCAACTCTCAAACTGGTTTTTATAGTATTTACCAACGCAATCTCAGAAGGTAAATAATCCTGCAATTCTGAAAATTCTATTTTGCTTACCTTTGTAATATCTCCGACATTTACATTAGATTGTATTCCCCCACCAACAACATAAGTTATTTCTAAAGTAGTATTAAATGGCGATAAACCATATGAATTGGAATTCAAAAAAGAAGTAGGATCTAAAGTTAAATTATATTTACTTATATTGGAAAATCCTATACCCAAACTGTCAGAATTTGGAACCAATAGTTCTTCTTCTATGTTATCAGTCGATGGCCCAAACTGTAAAAATGTTTTGTTGTTTTCATCAACCTCAACCGTGAATCTTCTATTGGTTCTTAAAAATCTTATAATATTGGGGACGGTAGATCTAAATTGTGAAAATTTTTCAAAATTATATTGATTATTCTCAACAGGCAATTGAACGAGATCTTGTGCTAAATAATCAACTTGATACCATGTGTTGTTATCAGAATCTTTTACGTTTAAAATTTTAATAACATTGTCTTCTGTAAGTTCAATTCGTAAATTTGGGTTATCAGAATTTACTGTGACAGACGTGGTTGTTTTTTTACCACTATATGCTTGAACTGATTTTTTTAACAAGTAAAATTCAGGCTCGCCTACGTCGTTTCTAGAAAACACCTCATCAGTTCTAGGAGACAGTTCACTTTTTAAAGAAAAATTTACTACATCCATTGTTAAAAATGAAATTCCTGTTGAAGATAAAACTTCCATTCCTTCCGAAATACTCAACGTATATCTTTCGTCAGGCTCAAACGTTCCATCCGAATTTCTTTTGGATGGTGCAATCATATATAAATCTAAAGTTGTGATTGATGGCTTGGATGGTTTTGTAGTATACCCCAAGTATTTTGCCAAATTTATTACATTCTTTCTTTCTTCTGAAAATTCTATAAGTCCTTCTTTGAATTGATAATCAATATAAAAAGAAAGAACATCGCCAACATAAGATGCCATATCTATAAACATCATTCCAGGAGAAGCATCACTAAAATCTTTATACGATTTTGGATAATATTGTTTTGCAAAATCTATTAGATTTTGTTTAATTTGATTAAAATCTCTACCAAGATATTTTATTTCTCTTGACTGAGGTTTAAAATTTTTATCTAATATAGTTGACATATTTAAATTCTATTATTCTGCAATTCCAATACCACAGTGTCAGTTTCTTTAGTTTTATTTATAATGAAATCCAAAGAAATATATAGTTTGTATCCATTAGTATTTTCCACATCCGATTTATCAGAAACCGTAATTTTTTTTATGGTAATATCAGGCATCCAATACTTTATCTCTTCGTTTATTATATTTTTTGTTATTTCTGTTGTATTTTCATCAATTTGTTCAAATACTACATCATATAATTTGGTGCCAAATTGAGGAAACATTCGTCTTTCTCCCTTTTTAGTTTTTAAAAAATTCAAAAGATTTTGTTTTATTTGACTGTTAGTATCAAATGTTTGTTGAAAATATCCATTATTACCTCTTGTAAAAGGCACTTCTAACCCTATAGGCGAATATGAAGAAATTACAGTCATTTATGATCTTTTTTCTTTTGCTTTTTTATCTACGGCCTTTAACAGAGAAGAATAATTTTTTGTAAAAACTGAAGATAACGTATCTGGTAAATTATCAGTATTATCTAACACAGATGGGGTCGAGTTTCCCATAGGGGACATTTCATTTTCATTCGGAATCTTTACAACCGTTTCATTTAAAATATCATTTAAAACATCATTGTTCTTTATATACACCTTTTTTTCAATGTTTGTCTTGTTTTCCTTTACACTCTTTGAAGCATCTAATATCTTTTTAAGATTTCCTTCATTATTTTTAGGTGTAGACGAATTTTTTGAAAAGAACTCATTTAGTATTTGTGGCAATACAACTTTTAGTTCTTCATTCACAGTTTCTCTTATTATCTTCTTAAATGACTCTGTATTCATATATTATAAATATTAATATTTTTTAGAACTCTCTCTTCTATTTTTTCCTTTAAATCCTCCAGGAACCCCATCTCCATTAATCACATTGATTTTTAAAGGTTCTCGACCATCTTTAATTGGATTTCCATCTGAACCTGGCGAATATCCTCTACCAGTCACAAATACTCTTCTACTCAAATTTTCGTGCAATTTACTTCTAAGAGTTCTAAGTTGTTTTAATTGAACAGGAATTTGAGTGTCTGATGGTTCTGCTCCACCCGCATCGGGATGTGAATGTTCATAATGATGAGTGTGTTCTTCTAACCACAAACATAAATCGTATAACCAATCTACTGTGGTTTGTCCTAGCAATACTGGTTCGTTTGTGTTATCATACTCTCCTAAATAAATTGCAGGCGAATTTATCACGGTTTTTTGATTTGTAGTCAATACAATTTGATCGTGGGCATCTACTATGTATTCACTATCAGTAGTTATCATATACCGTTTCTTTGAAAAATGCATTGTTTCTTCAAATCTAGAAGAAAAAATTAGTCTGTCACTGTGTATAACAATTTGATCCCCATTTAATATTGGAGTTTCAAATTTTGTAGATCCGGAAGGAATAAACTTTAACTGTTCTTCCGATTTATCTAAAGAAAAATATTTTTTATAACAGGTAGTTCTAAATTTTGAAACAGTAAG